GAGGTTGGCTCAGGTAACAACAAAGTACGAGTAGGACAACGCATCAAAGTCAAAACACTCAAGAATAAAAGTGCGCCACCACAACGTGTCGCTTATTTTGACTTCTACTTTGCAGAGGGTGGAGAGTGTGCCCCAGGAGAGTTTGACTTTGCAAAAGAAGTTGCTTCCCTTGCAGTTATTAAAGATATCATCACTCGAAAAGGCGGATGGTATTACTACGGAGACCGCAAGTGGCAAGGCATTGAGCCTGTCATAGCCAGCATCCGTGAAGAGGTTGACCTCAAAGACCAACTACAAACAGCTGTATTCCAAACCTCAGACCTACCTATGTCAGGAGATACCGATGACGCCGAATAGCAAGAAGCCAGTTGTTCATGACCCAGAATGGGCACAAGAGTTAGAAAAAGGTGTTGAGGAATACACCGACATGTTGCTGGAAGCAGTTTTTGATGGCACAGAAGATGAGATTGGCGAAACGCTATCAGGAGAACCTTTTTGCGGATGTCCTGTGTGCTTTTGGCGTGAGGCATTGTTTTATCTTGTTCCTCGCATTATTGACGCATATGAAGAAGGCAAGCTGACCGTTGAAGAGTGAGGGTCAGAAGCAGTCTCAAAAGCATGAAAAGAGATTAGCAAAGGTTGTCGGAGGCTCAGTCAATGCAGCCTCTGGCGCCTTTTGGTCTCGCAAAGGTGATGTCAGGTCAGACGATTTACTGATTGAGCACAAGTGGACAGGCAAGAAGTCTTTTAGTCTCAAAGCAGAAGTACTGGAAAAGATTGTTTTAGAAGCAATTGTTGATAGTCGAATGCCCGTGTTGGGAATTAGCTTAAACAACAAAAATTATGTATTGTTAACCGAAGATGACTTTCTAGAAATGAGAGAGAAACTACAGTCCAATGGATGATTCCGAGCACTCATGGCGGTATGACGCACGTTGCAGCGGAAAGGATGAGACAACTCTCATCTTCTATCCCCCAAGAGACAAAGAGCAATACAAAGTTTTAGCTGCACAAGCTAAAGCCATGTGCTTTGGTGAGACGGGAAAGAACCATTGCCCTGTACGGTCTGAGTGTTTGTGGGATGCAGTATCTCGTGATGAGCCCCACGGTATTTGGGGTGGGCTTAGCCACCGAGAAAGAAATGCGTTAGTACGCAAATGGAAAAAGACGTACAAGAAGTCGATGACTCTCAAGGAGTTCATCTTCAATAAGGGAGAATGAAATGGTAGTTAAGTCAGACTTGAAGCGTTTTCTTGATGCTAAGAAGACAGAGACTCGCCTTATGGGAGATATTGAACGCCACCTGATGCGTCGACCTTTAGGTGACCGCTCCACTACCGTTCTGCATCCTTCTGAGATTATTAAGCCAGATTTTTGTCACCGATATTCTGCCTATCTTTTGATGGGTGGAGAGTCTAAGAAAGAAAAGCCCAATCTTCGTTTGCAGTCTATCTTTGATGAAGGTCATGCCATTCACCATAAGTGGCAAAATTGGTTTCATGAAATGGGCGTTCTTTACGGACGTTTTCAGTGCATGCACTGCAGTGAGTCAGTAACAGGAATCTCCCCTACCGTATGTGAAAAGTGCGGAGATACCCGCATGGAATACAAGGAAGTCACCCTTGTCGATAATAACCTACGAATTGCTGGTCACACCGATGGCTGGATTAAGGGATTGGGTGATGATTGCCTTATTGAGATTAAGTCCATTGGTTCTGGCACGTTTCGATTTGAAGCGCCAGAGTTACTGGCTGACTCTGATGGGGATTTAAGCAAAGCGTTTAACCGTATCAAGCGCCCATTCCGCAACCACTTACTGCAGGGACAGATGTACTTGGAGTTATCTCGCCGCATGTTTGGCGATGAGGCGCCTAAAGAGATAGTTTTCATTTACGAGCTCAAAGCTGACCAGTCATATAAAGAGTTCACAGTCAAAGCCGATTACGACATTGTTGAGCGAGTCTTCATGGCAGCTGAAAAGGTAGTCAAAGCTGTAGAAGCTGGGGTCTTGCCAAAGTGCAACATTGACTCAAGTGGCTGCAAGCAATGCGATTTGATTGGAGACTAAGTGTTAAATCTAGGGCCCGTATCCAAGTCAGCGGTAGAAAAGATGGGAATGCAAAACATCTCAATGTGGCCTGAGCAATCAGACCAACCTAAGATGCCTCGAGACATATCTGTCCTTGACAGCGAGGAACTGAGCGAGCTTTTCACACGCCTCACCGCATGGTCTAACTTTGTTGCAGGTCAGCTCTCCGCAGCTCAGATTGACGAAAAGTCCATTGAGAAAACAAAAGATATTTTAGAGTCAAAGTTATTTTTAACATTAGACAACAACAAGGTCAAGGGTGAAAGAGTCACCTTAATTAAAGCTCAGGTTGCTTCTGACCCCAAGATTGTCGATTTAGAAGAACAGCTGCTCAACATCTATGCTTATCGTAAGATGCTTGAGGTTGTAGCCAACAACTTTGAGCGTGATATCTCACTGGTATCACGAGAAATTACACGGAGAACAAACGATTTCCGTTCTAACCGAAAGGATAAATACTCACTATGACGAGGGTAATAGTTGCAGTATTAGTAGCGCTAGGCGCTATCACAGCAGTTCCAGCACACGCAGATGTAACACCATCGATTGCAGTCATTGACTCAGGACAACCCGATGCGTTGTTTTCCAATATCGTAGGTGAGTATTGCGTAGTTGAATTTTCGTATTGCCCAAATGGTCAGCAAACTATGGACGGCGTAGGAGCCTCCAACATTGCCCCATCGACTAACCTGGCATTGACCCATGGTTCTGAGATGGATTCCATCATCAACCAAATCAACCCATCAGCAAAGTTAGTTCCCATTCGTATTGTCGGAATTACAAATGGGTTGCCTTTGATTTATACATTAAATGCGGTTAAGTCCGCTCTTGATTGGGTTATTGTCAATCAAGCTAAGTACAACATTAAAGTCGTTAACATATCTCAAGGTCGCATCTCAGCAGGTTGTGCAGTTCCTAACGGTATGGCGCAAGACATCAACACTTTAGTCTCCAGAGGAGTACAGGTAGTTGCTGCAACAGGCAACACCTTTAATTACACGGATATTTTTGCACCAGCATGTCTGCCTAATGTTATTTCTGTAGGAGCTACAGATAACCCAGACTCAGGAACAACAGGCAAAGCATGGGACCCAAATGCAAAGCCAACCATTGCAACTTATAGCAACGGCAACGCACAGACTACTTACTATACGAATGGTCGGTATTACACGACACAACCTGATGGCACCCGTAAGTTCATGGTAGGAACCTCAAACGCAACAGCAGCAATGTCAGCATTCTTACTCAGTCATCAAGTCACCACAACATCAATAGCTAGTAATAAATGGCTAACAGGAAGGTATGTGTTCATCGGATGATTATTGGACTGTCAGGGTATGCAGGTTCAGGCAAAGATGAAGTTGCCAAAGTTCTTGTAAACGAATACGGATTTGTTCGCAAAGCGTTTGCTGACAAAATTCGAGAAGTTCTTTATGAGATGAACCCACACGTAGTTTTAGGGTATGACGTGCACACCACTGTTCAGCTGTTAGTTGATGAACAAGGTTGGGATGCTGCCAAACAGCATGCCCCCATTCGAGAGCTATTGCAAACATTAGGAGTTGGTTGCCGTAATGTGTTTGGTGCTAACTTTTGGATTGTAGAAACAATGCGAGATTTAGATTTTTCTCAGCACTATGTGTTTACAGATGTGCGGTTTCAGAATGAAGCCAAGTTATTGAAGAAGTTTTCCGATTACGGTACAGAGGTATGGCGCATCAAGCGTGATGGAGTTGGTCCTGTTAATGACCATATTTCTGAACGTGATTTGGATGATTATAAGTTTGACCAAATTCTAAAGAATGAGGGCTCTTTAGACGATTTTCACGCATTAGTGCGTAGTCGTTTAGAGGTTGCCCGTGCCCACTAAACTTATTGAAGGAAATTTAATACCCGAAGATGCAATCGTATCAATTGGTATTGACCAGTCATTAACAGGTTTTGCCTTAACAGTTATTGACAACAGCATGCCTACTAACTACTTGACGTGGGTATACAAGTCTCCATACTTTGGCATTGAACGTCTGTCAGATATTCGCCAATGGTTACGAGACACCTTAGACTACTGCGACAAGTTTTGGATTATCGATGACCTTGGCTTAGAAGGTACCGTTCTGCAAAGCCATTCCGCCCTCGTGCTGGGTGAGTTATCCGCTGTCGTCCGTCTCACCATCTTTGACCAGTTCAACCAAGATGATGCCCCCGACCATCGCAAGTACCCTTTAAAAGTTCCTCCCATGACATTGAAGAAATACGCATCAGGTAAAGGAACAGCCAAAAAGCAAGAAATGCTGATGCAGATTTACAAGCGATGGGGCATCGAGTTCAGCGACGATAACGCTGCAGATTCCTACGGTATTGCACGGTTGGTTGCCCAGATTGCCACCGATTCGGTAGAGAAGTCAATTGTCGAACAAATGAAAGACCCCAAATACCGAGACCAACCACGGTTGTAACCCTTACCCTTTAAGTCAGGAGCGGCACACTACATCGACTTAAAGGACCAACAATTGAGCACAACACCAGACATCATCCCTACCGATGAAGCGTTTCTTCGAGTAAGCGCCTCCTCCAATCCCCAAAGCGTTGCCTCCGCAATCGCCCACGCTATCTACGACAAGGGCGAAGTAAAGCTCCGTGCCGTAGGTGCTGGAGCGGTCAACCAGGCAGTCAAAGCCATGGCAATCGCCAGCGGATACGTTGCTCCACGAGGAATGCGTATCTATAACATCCCAGGATTCACCACTATTGAGTCTCGTGATGGCGAAATCTCGGCAATTGTATTTAGCATCCATACGTTCTAATTCAGACGTATCCTTGTTCCTAGAGTAAGGAGTCAACCATGGCAACTTGGACAT